ATTAATAATTTATCTTGAATTAATGACTCTGTAAGTAGTTTATTTATTTTTATAAGTTCATTATATTCAACTTTTCTTTTAATAAAAATAAAAGATAACATAGATAATTTATTATTAAATAATTTCACAAAAATTACCTCCAAAGTTTTAATTAAATTATAGCTTTTAAGAGGTAAAAAATCAATAAAGGGGGAATGCTTATAGAATATTTAACATTTGAATGATAATTAAAAACTAATTGAATGGAGGTAAAATGGATAAGGAAAAAGAATTGATTATTGAATCTTTAAAAGAATTAACAGAAATTGTATCAGAACAAACAAAAGTTATTCTTAATTTAGCTACTGAAAATAACTTATTAGAGAAAAGAATTAAATCTTTGGAAAATAAAATGGAGTTTATAAAAGAGACTAAAGAAAAAGTAGCAGAATGTATATTTAGCTTAATAGGAAAATGGATAATACTTATTTTCGGTTTTAGTTTAGTAATTACTTTAATACTTTATATAAAGGGAGATATACCTATAATCAAATAGTAAGGAGAAGCAATGGAAGAAAACAAAAGTTTAATAACCTACAATGGAATGAAACTAGGAGTAACAATAAAAAATAATGAAATAGAAATAGAGATGGGAGAATTAGCAAAAGCTATTGGATACACAGATGTTAGAGGATTAAAAAAATTACTTGATACTAATCCAGAGTTAAAAAATAAAGAATTTTCTTACTTGAAGAAAGTAGACAGTATTGAAAATGGAGTGGTTAAGAAAAGAGAAAAAAGACTTTTTACAGAAGATGGGCTTTATGAAGTTACAATGTTAGCTAATACTGAAAATGCTAAAAAGTTTAGAAGATTTGTAAGAGAATTAATGAAGAAATATAGAAAGAATGAGTTAATTCTAAGAACTCCTACTTTACTTCCAGCACAACAAGCTCAACTTGATGAAATGGTTAGGCTAATAAAGGCAAGAGATGGAGAAATAGGAGATTTACTTGATTCATTTGAAGCATTTCAAACATATTTAACAGATATAGAAGTTATTAAAGATGATGTAAAACTATTGATTGAGCTACATGACAAATTAGTTAAAGAAGTAAAAGAACTTAAAAAAGAGGTGTTTGGAACAGATGAGTAAGTATTTTCTTGATTTATTGACATTAAAAACAGAAATGAATTATAGAGGATACAGTGAAGCAACAAAGAAAAGCTATACACAAATAGTAGGTAACTTTTTAGAAATAACAGATAAAGAAATTATCAATATTACAAAAGAGGATGTGGTTAGATACTTAGATGAAAATATGAAACTTTTAAAAAAGAATAGTAGAGCAGTTCATTTGAATGCTTTGGAGTTCTTTTTTGAAGAAGTGTTGGGACTAGATATAACAGTAAGTATAAAAAACTATAAGCGTGAATTTTTGGAAAAAACATTTATGACATTAGAACAATTTAATATTTTAAGTAATTCAGTTACTGAGAAAGAAAGGTTGATATATGAAATAATCAAGGAAACAGGCTTTAAAATAAAAGACATAGTAAATTTAAAAGTTGAGGATATAGTTTATGGAGATAAATCATATATAGGTATTCATAAGATATCCAAAGAACTTTCAAGAGATATTCAAAAGTATTGTGATAAGGAGATGATAGATGGAAAAATTTTTAATATTTGTGAATATAGTATAAGAAGATGGAATAAGAAAGCAACAGAAAAATATTTAGGTGTTGAATATCAAATAAGTGATATTAGACGTGCTTTGGCATTAGAACTATATATTAAAAGAGGTGATGAAGAGGGAGCAGTTAAATATTTAGGTTTAAAGACAGTGGAAGCAGTAAGACAATATTATAACAGAACAGGCAATAAATACTATAAAAAATAGGGACACCTCTCCGACCAAAGTTAGATGTCCCAATAGAAAAATAAATATGCTTAATTATAGCATAAAAGGAGAATGAATGGAAGAAAGAGAAAAATATTTAAAAGGAATGCTTGAATATTGCTATCAAAATAAAGAAAGTTTTAAAACAATGATAGCAAAGATAAAAAAGGAGTTAGCAGAATATGGAAGCAGTGGAGAAGAAAGTTACACAAATTAGAGATAATTTAGTGAGAATCCTTAATTTAAGGAAAGAAATGGTTGACTGTGAAATTTCTTGGCTACAAATGATTAGAACACTTAAACTTAGCCAATATGAAGCATTAAAATTTAAAAATGGTGAACTTCCAGAATTAGAACAAGAGGCTTTAAAAATCTTAAAAAAGACACCTGAAAATATAAAGAATAGAGATAAAAAGTTTAAATTTTTTAATAAATTTTTGCTAGAAAAGGGAATAACAGCAACGCAATTTTCAAAAGATGTGGGAGTTGATATAGATAAAATACATAGAATATTGAGAGAAATACCAGTTAATAGAGATTATGAAATAGAAAATAAAATAGAACAAGCAATAGGAGCAAAAATATTTTAAAGGAGGCTTTTTATGGACAAATATTATACATTACAAGACATAGAAAGACTCTTTAAGAAAACAAGAACAACAGCTTTAAAAATGGCACAAAATAAAGGCTGGATAGTTATAAAAGAAAAAGTAGATAAAGTATATAAAAATCTTTATTTAAAAGAAGAGGTAGATAGAGAACTAGGGATAATAGCTGATGAAAAAAAGGCTAAGATTAGGACCAGAACAGTAAAAAAGAATGAAGCAAAGAATATTGATGAATTACCTGACTGGAATCAAAGAGTGGCTAATTCAAGATATATACTTTGCATAAAATTAGAGGAGGCTTATGAAGAGAGATTAGAAAATAAAGATATAGTTATAAGAGAATTTGTAAAAAATGCAAGAGAAGAGTTTCCACAACAAATGGAAATTTTAAAAACTTTAACAGTGCCTACTCTTCGTAGATGGTATGGGATATTTAAGAAAAATCGGGATAATCCATTAGCACTTGCTTCTGGACATGGAGCTAATAAAGGTTTAAGAAGAGTTAATAAAGAAGTATTAGAAATGACTAAAAAACTTTATTTCAGTAAGAATAAACCTCAAATGACTGTCGTTTGGCAGAAAATAGTAGAAATGTTTGGGATAGATGCAATTAGTTATGGTACTCTTAGAAACTTTTTAAATAATGATGTAAATATTATAGAAAAAGATAGAGCTAGAATGGGAGCAAAAGAATTTAAAGATGCTCACTCTACCTTTATAATAAGAGGTTTGCAAGATGTTAAAGCTGGTGATGTATGGATGGCAGATGGACACACACTAGACTTCCAATGTTATAGAGGTAAAAGAAAAAAAGCAAATAAACAAAGAGATTTTGGTAGACCTACTTTAATAGCTTGGTTAGATTTAAAAAGTAGAATGGTTGTTGGTTATACTTTATCCTGGACCGAAAACACAGAAGCAGTTGCAATAGCATTAAAAAGAGCTATTGAAAAGTATGGAGTACCTAAGAAAATTTATACTGATAATGGTAAGGCTTTTAAAAATAAAATCTTAAAAGGTACAGAAGAACTGGAAGGAATATATGCAAGTCTTGGAATAGAGGTAACACATGCAAAGCCTTATAATGCACAAGCCAAAGAAATAGAAAGATATTTCAGAGATTTAAAAGAAAATTTTTCTAAAATGTTTGGAACTTATTTAGGTGGAAATATTATGGAAAGACCAGAACACATGAAAAGTTTTGCACAAACTAAAATGGCAAGGGGTGCATTATTAGAGCAAGAGCAGGTAGAAATAGAACTAGCAAAATATATAGATTATAAAAATCATATGTTCTATGAAGTAAGAAGAGCAGGTGGTATGAAAGCACATAGAGGAAGAGGAATGGAAAATCGTACTCCTTTGGAAGTCTTTAATGAAGAGTACCCAGTTGAAAATAGAGTAATGCTTAGTGATGAAAAATTAAGAAGACTTTTCTTGTATGAAGAGATGAAAACAGTGCAACAAAATGGAATTACATTTATGGGAAATACCTATGAGCATGAAGCATTGTATTATCATCAAACTGAGCGTGTAAGAATTAAATATGATCCTCATAATTTAAGTGAACTCTATGTTTACTTAGATACAGGAGAGTTTTTATGTAAAGCTAAAAAACTAGTGCCTGTTGGATTTAATGATATTACTGGAATCAAAATCAATAATTATAGAAAGAAAAAGATTAAGGAATATGGAGAAAAGATGTTTGATTTAACAGTAGCAATGAGAGATGATAGCAATATTTTAACAATGAAAGATGTAGCAGAAGCTGAGGTTATAGAAGTAATTGAAGATAAATCGGGAAAGAAAAAACAGTATATTGGTAATGGTTTATATGTTGAAATAGATTAAGTGAGGTATTAAATGAAGAAAATAATAGAAGATTTGGAAAAATTTGCAGAAGAAAACAATATAAGTTATGCAAAGATAGCAAAAGCTATAAATATAGGAAGTAGTACACTTTCAGAATTTAGAAGAGGTACATATACAGGAGATGTTAAGGCTTTAACTGAAAAAGTTGAAGCATTCTTAGAAAGACATAAAAAGAAAATGAGAAGAATAGACTTCTCAGTTGATACAGAAGTAAAGAAAAGAATTTTTTATGCAGCTGAGGTTATAGAAAATTATGTTGCTTCTAATGTAATGACTCAAACAATAGATTCAGCTAAAATAGCCTACATATATGGTCGTGCTGGAATAGGAAAAACTCATGCTTTAATGGAGTGGGCAAGACAATATAAAGGAAGAGCCTTATTTATAACAGCAGAAACTGGAATAACAGTGGTTGGGCTTATAAAGAAAATTGCTAGGGAATTGAGAATAGATGCTAATGGAAATAATACAGAATCAATTAAGCAAAGAATAAAGGATAGTGTAAAGTTTACTGAAACAATTATTGTAATTGATGAGGGAGAACATTTAAAACCAAGTATTATAGATATAGTTAGAAGTTTAGCTGACCAAACTGGTGTTGGAATAATAATAGCTGGAACAGAAGCATTAAAAAGTAAAATTTATTCTCAAACAAAAGGCTATGAATATCTTTATTCAAGAGCTGTAATAAATATGACTTTAAGGGAATTAAATATAGATGATGTAAGTAAAATAGTTAAAAAATTCTTAAAAAATGAAATTGATTTGTATAGTGAAAAAGAGCTTCAGGAAATGATTAGTTATATTAATTTAACAGTTAGAGGTTCAGCAAGACAGTTGGCAAATTTACTTACATTAACTGGACATATATCAACTAATAATGTGTCTGTTGATGGTAAATTGACACTGGACCAAATAAAAGCAGCCGTAACAATGTTGGCAATTAATTATTAATATGGAGGGAAATATGAGAGATATTAAATTAACAGAAATAGCAAAACAAGAACTTATAAAAGAATATGGAGAAAAGGCAATAATAATAGATGATGAACTTAATCAACTTGCTAAATTATGGGTTAAAAGAAAAGACTATATAAAAGCTTTTAATAAGGGAAATTATAGTGCAAAAGAAAGATATATGGAAGTTGATAAGGAAATTAAAAAAATTATGAAAATTATAAATAAAAAAATTTAGTTTATATTAGTGTTAGCACAAAAAGTGTTATTTGACAGGAGGCTAAAATGTGGAAACTAAAAAAAGGGGATATTGTAAAGTGTATTATACCAAATGATGACGAACTTACACTGGACAAAGAATATGAAATATTAGATGTAGATTCAAGTATTAGCCAGGTGGAAGTTATTAACGATATGGGAACAAAAAAAAGTTATCTATGGGTAAGATTTGATAAGGAGGTATTATGAGTGATTGGGCATTAGGTGGACTATGTTTAGCATTATTTATAGCAGGTTTTAATATAGGACAAGACTATAAAAAGGGATTTTTTGGAAGAAAAAAGAAATATGAATACTATATAAGTGGATTCTATTCAATAGCAGGAATTATAACTTTTACAAGTTGGACATCTGAATTTAACAGTGAAATAACAGGTGAAGAACTAAAAAAAATTAAAGAAAATGAAGAAAAAAAAGTAAAAGAAAAGTATAAAACTTCTGATGCTACATTTGGAATTATTTATATAAAGAAATTAAAGGATTAATTATGGAATTTAAAGATTTATATAGAATTAATGGAATACTTTATGTATATAAATATAATAATGGTGTTTATGCAGTATTAGAGGATATATTAACAGGCTATGAAGAGTTTATAAGATTAGAGGAATTAAAAAAGTATGAGTATTTATAAAAATGGAGGTAAATAATGGATTTTGACAAATTAACAGATGAAGAAAAAGAGGCAATGAGAAAGGCAATATTAGAGGAAGAAAAAGCAAAGGAAGCTAAAAGAAAAGAAAAAATAAAGGAATATAAAGGAATTGTAGATGAAACAGTAAGAGAAAATTTTAATAAAGTTGAAAAACTTGCTGAAATACTTAAAAATACAAAATTAGAAATATTCAAAAGTTTTGAAGCAATATTAGAATTAAAAGAAGAATTATATGGAATAAAAGAAACACAAAGAAGCCACACTTTTACAACAAGTGATGGAAGTTTATCTATAATAATTGGACATAGAATAATAGATTCTTTTGATGACACTGTACATAGTGGAATAGCAAAGGTAAAAGATTATATTTCTAAACTAACTACTAATAAACAACCAGAGTTGGAGAAATTAATAGACTTACTATTGAAAAAGGATAAAAATGGAAATTTAAAGGCTTCAAGAGTGTTGGAACTGGAAGCTATTGCAAATGAAAATGGTAATGAAACATTACTAGAAGGAGTAAAAATAATAAAAGAAGCATACAAACCAAGTAAATCAAGTACTTATGTTGAGGCTTATTATAAAGATAAAACTGGGAAAATGGTAAGTGTTCCACTATCTATTACGAGCGTAATTGAGGAGAGAAATGGAGAAGATAAAGAAACATCAAATTAAATATATTCACACATTAAAATACAAAGCAAATTTAACTGATGAATATTATAGGCTTTTACTAAGTTCAAAATTTAACAAAGATAGTTGTAAAGACTTGACTGAGGCTCAGGCTTCAGTCTTGATTACACTATTAACAAGACATATACAAGGAGCTAATTTAGCAACAGAACAGCAATTAAAAAAATTTAATGTTTTATATAAAAAATGTTTTAATGAAGAAGATAAAGCTAGTTATATAAAACAATATCTAGGAAAAGGTAAAAGTGAGAAGAATATGACAGTTAAAGAATGTAGCAAATTAATATATATTCTTGAAGAAATAGTAGAATGGCAAGAGAAAAGAAACAAAATTGGAGGAAGTAATGAATAAAAAAAATACTAAAAAGTTTAGAAAAAGAATATTAAATAATTACATAACAATTTTACCTTGTAAATTGACATATATTAGTTTTGATAATAGAGAATTACCAATGTTTACACATGAAAAACCTCTTAATTTAGGGGAAAATATAGTAGTAAAACAATTAATGAGAGGTAAAATAACAGGAAAAGTAAAATCTTTAAAAAGATTTAAATACCGTAAATGTCGAGGTTGGAAAATGTTAGTTGCAGTTAAAAATGTTGCTTATTTTACTTGTTTAAAATTTGGAGAGTGAGATAATGAAAGAAATTAATATAACAAGACATGCTCTAATGAGATATGCTTCAAGAGTTTATAAATATCAAATTATCAATGACCGAACATTTGATATTTGGAAAAAAACAAATGAAGATAAAATAGAAAGATTAGAAACAGATTTAAAAGATGAATTTCAAGGAACTGAGTACATCTGTACAGCAGCTTATGATGCTCATAAAAAAGCAGAATTTTACATCAATAAAGATAAAATGATGACTTATGTAGTAGCTGGTGAAAATATGGTAACTTGTTATCCAATAAATTATGATTTAAGTGATGAGGGAAATAAAGCTATTTTAAATGTATTATTAGATAATTTAAAAAAAGCTAGAATTGATGAAGATAATTTTGAAGATAAGTATTTTAAAGAAAGAGATGACTTAAATAAGGAACTTGGATTACTAAAAGCAGAAACTGAGTTATTAAATTCTAAATTAAAGACTTTAAAAGAAAAGCAAGTAAAAATTGAAGCAAGACAAAGTGAAATAGCAGGAGAACAGATAGAATTAAGAAATATTATAAGAGTTGCTGAAGAAAAGATAGTGAGAAGTAAACTAGCTTTATAAGGAATAAAAATGGAAAGTAAAGAAGTTTTAAAACTTATAAGAGAAGCAAAAAAAGGAAATAATGAAGCTATTGAAACATTAATTGAAAGGTATTTGAATACTGTTAGAAAGATTAATCATAAGTGGGGGAACACGGATGATGGATTTCAAGAAGGAATACTTGGAATCTATCAAGCAATTAAAACTTATGATGAAAATTACAATACTAAATTTATGACACATATGTATTTTTATGTAGAAGCTAAAATAAGGAAATATATAGATAAAGAAAGGTATAGAGTACCTCAGTATGTCATAGAGAGCATTAAAAAGGGTGAACAAGAAAGAGTTTATTTTTCAGAAATTGAAGATCTTGAAATTGGAGATGAAAATATAAAAATAGATAATTTAGAAAATAAAGTACTTGTAGAAAATTTACTAAATTGTTGCACAAAGAAAGAAAGGCAAATATTGGATCTCTTATTTTTTAAAGGTTATTCAGGAGAGGAGATAGCTAAGAAACTTGGAATGTCAAGGCAATGGGTTCATAGTATGAAACATAGAGCATTTGAAAAAATTAGAAATAATATTAAAAGTCCTAGAGATTTCTAGGATTTTTTATTTAATAAATAAAAATTTGAGGTATATTTTTAAATTAAGTGTATAATATAT